TCTTTTACCCATGCCGCATCGTTCGCAAAAAACTCACGAGCCGGCAGCTCTATCGTCCAGGACTGCTTACCCTGACGATCGTTATTCAATTTGTACAAAACACCCAGTGCTTGAAGCCGGGTTAAGCTCTTCATGATCCAGGCTTGGCTCACACGCTTTTTTCGTCCGCCTTTGCGTTCAACACGAAATCCCAGCCGGATCATCGCGGATGCTTGAGCCCGAGTGGCCGGCTGCTCTCGCCAGTCTTTCTTTTGCGATGAACTCATTGGCTTAGCTTTAAATGTGGTTCTGGTACCAGACTGATGTTCATTCGCCATACGCCCCATCAGGTCGTTACGAAAGCCAACCTCGACACTATGGCCCGTCGCTTTCTGGCGGATATTGCGCCCCTTAACAAAGCCGCTCAGCATCTTGCCTTTACGCGTCCGCTTCTTCTTACGAGGATCAAACATAGAACCCCTAACACTGGTCTGGCTGCGCACGTTTTTACGTGTTTGCTTCGTTACCTCTCGACCAATCTGGGACATCGCACGCTTTCGTCGCGCAGGCGTTAAAGACAACAACTGCAGTTCAGCTTGTAGCGCGTTAATACCGCTCCACTGAGCACGTACACCGCTATCCATCTGTCGTCCTAGAGTCCAGCTCACCACTTTCCGCAACCCACAGTTCAGGGTCTTGTAGAGACCAGCGCTCACCTAGGAAATCAATCATTCCTTGCTCATCTGGGATAATGAAAACGTCTTCTTCAAAGCTCAGAGAAATTTCTAAACCGGCTGTGTCGTCATCAAAAACATCGACTCCGATATCAGGATCGGGATCAGAAAGTTGGCTTCGGTCATCATGCTCAGCTAACCAGGTCATCAAGGCTGCATTGAACATCTCCACTGGATGGCGTTTATAAGGGTATTGGTCGATTGCAAAGACCGCTTGATAGCGCAGCGTATGCAGTAGCACCGCTTCACCATGCTTCTTACCCCGAGACTTAAGAGTCATATCTTCCACCCACGCCTCTAATGCACCGGCATTAAAGCAACCTAGATTAGCCAAGTGAGTACGAAGCGCGGTCATCTTCTTCATAGTAGTGACACCCTAAAACCATCCGCACTGGCCACACCCTCGGACTCGGCATACTCAGTCAGAGAACGATTGACCCGATTTACAAATCGAGCAGACTCAAACAACCAGCGATCCGTTACTTCGTTTGCACGATCTCCTTGCACATCTGCCGCTTCCTTGCGATTCAGCGTCTCGAATACTCGGACTAAACGCTGTCGTGCATAGTTGTAAAGAGCATCCCGATAGTCGTCCTTCAGCCCTTCAATTTCGCTAACCTCTGTTAAACCTGCGTCCTTAGCGGCTATCAGTGCTTCGGACACATCTGTATTAATGATTCGAACAGCTGCATTAAACTCGTGAGCAATCGTGTCTGGCGTGTATTCCGCAGGGATGCGAAACAGGTTGATAAACACCTGTAGCTCTACACTGGGCCAGAAACCATTGTTCTCGATCACCACATCGGTTGTGGTCGCTGTCTTTCCGTTTAGGCTCATTAGTCCGCCATCCACTTAAGCATGTCTTCTTTAGACTGCTCGTTATTTGGAAAAACCGCATATTTCCGTTGGTCATCTTGCTCAACATCCATAGTTGAAATTTGCTTCTGTTCCACTGAACTCAATTGCACGCAAATAGGGGTATCATCACTGCTATACCAAACCTGACCTATTTTCACTTTCATAAAAGTCTCCTTATAAAACATCGACCAACCCGCTTACGGTATCGAGCTATCTAAGTAGCCAATCCTCAGCGGGAGGTGATGTCGTGCGGGGGGCTCTATTCGATACCAGTGAGTTTCTTCAGCTTATCCAGCCGAGTTTTCACACCAGCACCTTCATTCTCAGCAAGAGCCATTTCATAGGTTTGAATGGCTTCTTGCTCCTGACCTGCTAATTCATAGTGCTTACCAAGCATGGCCAACATCTTGCCGCGAACGGCTTCATGCATGTCCCAGCCATCTTCCAGCATGGCGTTCACCACGTTGTGGAGGTATGGGCCAGCAGGCTTATTGGCCTTCAACTGGGTATTGGCCCAGTCATAAACTTGGTCACACACAAAGGTCGATAAATCGGAACTAAACCCAGCAGGGGTAACGTGTACGCCCTGTTTAACCAGGTGCAATGCCAACGGCACTGCAGTACTGATATCGCCCAAATCAAACAACCAAATCAGCTGTCGTACCGCTACACTGTTGGGATACTTGGCCTCGTTGGTGATGTAATCGATCACAAACGGCTCTAACGTCGCCACAGCTTCGGCTTTCAGTGGTTTACGTTCGTCGATATCATCAATCTCGCGCAGTTTTTCAACATAAGCCGAGACGAGCGCTTGGAAGTACTCCAGATCCTGCACACCCGTTTTCTGATCAGTGGTCGCTTGTTGAGTACTAAGATCGTCACCGTTTTGAGCTGCTCGACGTAGAGCCAATCGTTTTCCGAATAGCGTCTCGCCTTTGCCTACTTGGGTGTTGCCCCCACCTACAGAGGTCTGCTCATTGCCTTTCTTAGCCTGCTTTGCGAGTTGACGCTGTTTAAATACGCTCATCTAAGTCACCTTAAATCGCAGGAGCTGGCGCAACGTTAGTGATCGCAGTAATTGCGTCGTACTCTTCCACCACGTAGCCACTGTTATGACTATTGAAGTCTTCAAGCTGATTCTTTTTAGGGTTATCAATAATCTGACGACGCCAGCTGCCTTCTTGGCGGTAGATACTGAGGTTCTTCGGATTGGTAATCACGATGGAGCCAGCCGGCATAAACGGCGCAGCAATGGCACGCTTGCCACCGTAGGTTTCCAAAATACGGCCACCGTCCATATGATGTTTCTCTGAGGGTGTATCACCTGCCGCTTCGTAGAACTTCGCATTTGCAGAGCTCAAGATGTCATCAGAGATCAATACGCGCAGACCAGGGTCATAACGGAAATGCTCAGGAATGGTTTGCAGTGCATCAGCCACCAAAGCGTCTAAATTGGCGAAGTCACCACCAGCACCAAAGGTTGCACCGGTTTCTTCGATTCGCTCGGATGCGTGATTACGTAACAACTGCAACCAGCCAACATTTAGGTCTTGGCCCAGTGGATTCGCCACAGGATCTGTCGTTGCCGCGGCAGACGTACCATGCCAACCGACTTTGATCGAGTCATTGGCCACCGCTAGGCGCAGTAACTTCGCGTACATTTCTGCGTACTCGCGACCATTTTTGATGTGCTTCCACTGATCAATGATTTTGTAAGTCAGGGCGAAGTTATTTTCTGTCGGGAACAACTCATACCCATGTGGATCCAGATCATGTAGATGACGCGCCTTACGTTCTAAATCACCGCTCGTGTCCGTACGCGTCGACGTCAACGCAGTAATGAACATGCCCAGCTTGTCGCCCTTCAGATCTGGCACCATCACATTGGCATTGATCATATTTAGGAACCAGGAGCCGTCTTCCACTGCTTTCTCAAACAATGTTTGCAAGATCATTGGCGTCACCGCAAACTCACTGCCCGCCGGCACACCCAATTGAGTATGCAGATTGGTCAAAAACTCATTCAGGCGCTGACGCCCCTGTTCAGAAAAAATGTATGCACCCATACTAAAACCCTTTGTTATCTGCGATGCGGCTCCCCAGCGCATCAAAATGAAAGTCGATTAAAAGACGCTGTAGTCTTTGTCATCACCGCCAGTGTGCTTGCCAGGCTCTCCGTCTACGTCTTCTAAAGCCGATGTAAACTCTTGCTTAAGCTGATCTAGCTCCTGCTTTAAACCAGCGTGTTGTTCAGACTGGGCTTGCAGGTCATTGAACTTGGTTTCCAATGATTCAAACTTTGATTTCCAGTCTGTTTCTTCTGGTGGTTGCTCGTCTTCCTGGGCATTTGGAAAGCGAGCTTCTAGGGCTTCGAGACGGCCAAACAGCTTCTCTAAATCCTCTTTTTTCATATCATGTTCTTCCTGTTCATCAGGTTGTTGGGAGCCAAGCAAACGCTTAAACAAACCAGGTCGCTTACGCACTTTGGCCTCTAATTCGGCATCGGATTCCGTATCGTCAAAGCTCAGTTCAATCTCATCACTGAAGGTAAACACCTGTCCTTCACCCGCCGAAAAGCTCAGCTTTTCAGTGCCTAGTGAGGCAGGGTTATCCGTGACAGCAAGATGACCAAGATAGGCTTTGCCAGAATTGGCGAAGTTCTCCACCACATAGATAGAGGTGAACAACGCTTGGCCAGCGGCGTTCAGCTTAAGCAGTAACTCATTGGCAAAGATGCGGGCAAACAAGCAAAGCCGACCTTTGCCGTCCTTCTCTGTTTTCGTTTCTAGGACTTCACCGTGATTGCCATACCAGGGCGAGTGATCCTTGAAAATATTGGCCGTGTACTCCTTAGGCGAGTACGTCTCGGCAATGTCAGTCAGCCAAGACGACTTGATCTCACGACCATCAATCGTTGGCCCTGCCGTTGCGATTTTGAACCATGCGCTTTTCTTACCAGCCATTGAGAAAACCTGTTTTCCGTTGCATCATTTAACTAAGATAAGGCCACGATAAGCCGCTAAAATGATCCCAACAAGCTGACAAAATCCGCTAAAAACCGATGATCCTGTTATCGGGATTTCTCACATTCGAAGCCATTATTTGAGAGTAAATTGGGCGCTATAGTCGCCCCATGGCTTACTCAGACGACACGATCAACACCGCAAAATCCCTCTTTATCCGCGCCCATAAACCAGCGGAGATTGCTGCACGACTAAAGGTCAGTGAACGCACCGTTTATGACTGGATTAAAAAAAACGAGTGGGAGGAACTACTGGCGTTCGATACGGTTGAAGTCGAGTTGGGGCGTCGTATCTCTCTACTTACCAACCGAGAAAACAAAACCAAAGAGGAAGTACTTGAGTTAGAAAAACTCTGCAAAATCTTTGGCAGTATGCGTCTAGATATCGCCAAAGCCGACAAGATCCAAGCAGAGGCTGATGTCATCCGCCGTGGTGACAGTAAAGCCGAAGAAAAAGCAGTGCGTAACGCTGAGCGTCGCGAGAACCGTAAAAAAGGCAAGCCGGCTCGCAACGACATCAGCGAACTAGATCTCAGCAAATTTGATGACTGGGCTGACAAAAACTTATTTGAATACCAAAAGCTGTGGCGTGAGGTGGCTCATGATCCGGAGCGCAATCGTAACCGCTTTATACTCAAGAGCCGTCAGATTGGTGCGACCTACTATTTCGCCTTTGAGGCCTTCGAAGACGCGGTTAAGAATGGTAAGAACCAGATTTTCCTATCCGCATCCAAACCACAGGCGCGAGTCTTCAAAGCCTACATCCAAGCCTTTGCTCGAGAACAATTCGACCTGGAGCTCAAAGGCGGCGACTTCATTGAGCTGTTTAAAGACGGCAAAGTCTGGGCAACCCTTTACTTCCTCAGCACTAACACCAATACCGCACAGTCGTACACAGGTAACCTGTACATCGACGAGGTATTCTGGATACCTAACTACGAGAAGCTGGAGAACGTCGCCTCTGGTATGGCGGGTCACAAACACTGGCGCCGTACTTACTTCTCTACCCCATCGAGCAAACAGCACTCAGCCTACGATCATTGGACGGGCGAACGATTCAATAAGAAACGTAAGCGTAAAGTTGAGATCGATATCCGCGATGAGACCGTTAAGCAAGGCTCCCTTGGCCCTGACAAGGTTTGGCGTCATTTGGTCACCGTGCAAGACGCAGAGCGTATGGGCTGTGACTTGTTTGATATTGCCGAACTGTTGGATGAGTACTCAAAAGACGTATTCGATAACCTCTTTGGCTGTAAGTTTATCGACGAAAACGAAGCCGTCTTCCCATTCAGCGTCCTCAAGAAATGCATGGCTGATGTCTTCAGCAAATGGACGGACGTTGACTTTGAGGACGACCGCCCTGTGGGGAATCGTCCCGTTGCCGTGGGCTATGACCCAAGCCGTATACGCGATAACGCAGCGCTTGTAGTGGTGCAGATCCCACTTAGTTACCGCGAGCGCTGGCGAGTCCTCGAAACACACCAATTCAAAGGCATGACCAGTGAATACCAAGCGGAACGCATCCGTGAGCTCTACAACCGCTACAACGTCACATGGGTGGGGATCGATACAACCGGCATCGGTCATGGTGTATTTGACCTGGTCAGTGACCTGCCCGAGATCGTACCCATTCACTACTCACTCGAAGCCAAAACAGACCTCGTCGTTCGGGCCAAGCGCCTCATCGATGGAGGCCGCGTCGAATACGATATGGGCAATAAAGAAATGACCCAGAGCTTAATGATGATCAGCCAGCTCACGACTGCAGCAGGACACATCACCTACGGTGCCAACCGTAAAGGTAATGCAGGCCATGCAGACCTTGCTTGGGGTCTATTCCATGCCCTGATGGCGGAACGTAATAGCCCAGAATCCAAACAAAAAGACGAGAGTGACAGCGACACCACGCTTGTCATCGCATAGGAAACGAACATGCAAACAGATAAACCACGCGTACGCGTCCCTGGTAACCATGACAACATGGATATCACCGCCTTTAGTTTTGGGGAGCCAGAGCCAGTACTAGACTCCATGATCAGCGACTATTTAGGTGTCTTTGCTTCACTTAACGATCGTTATTACGTACCACCGATTTCATTGCCTGGTCTTTCTAAACTGCTATCGGCCAACGGTACCCACGAGTCTGTGATTCACTTTAAAAAGAACCAGCTACTCAGCCTATGGAATGACAACCCGCTGATCCCTTTCGAAGAGATTTCAGCGGCAATGCTGGACTTTATGGTGTTTGAAAATGCCTACTTTTTAAGGATCCGAAATGGCTTTGGTGGCACCAATCGACTGGTCAGACTGCCAGCAATGAATATGCGGGTCGGCACCGACAATGACTACTGGATCATGAACTCTGATGGCAGTGAAAGCCAATACGCAGGGGATCGCATACTGCACGTAAAATCCAGCGACGTACGTCAAAACGTCTATGGTACACCGTCCTATTTTGGTGGGATCAACTCCGTGCTATTAGGCGAGTCTGCTACCTTGTTCCGCCGTAAGTACTACCAAAACGGCAACCATGCCGGCTACATCCTAGTCACGTTTGACCTGGACAAACAGAAAGCCAAAGCACTCGAAGACGCTGTGAGTAAAACCAAAGGCCCGGGGAACTATCGATCACTCTATCTCAACATGCCATCCACTATCGGTGGTAAACCTGGTTATACCAAAGATCGTGTACAGTTCATCCCGATCGGGGAACTTGGTAACCGTGACGAATACGAAAAGATCAAATCCGTGACCATGCAAGACATCCTCAACATGCACCGTGTGCCGGCACCGTTGGCCAGCATCATGCCGCTGAACGCGGGTGGTTTTGGGGATCTACAGAATATCAGAGAGGTGTACTACGACAGCGAAATCAGCGCTATGCAGCGTGTATGGACAGCTCTAAACGAAAAAATACCCGCACGAGGGCGGGTATCTTTTAAAGAACCTAGGTGGTTGGTTAGCCCGGAATCAGCCTAAATGTCTTCAAGCGGATCTTCATGGCTTGTTGCGATACTTCAAAGTATTTCGCAAGCTTAGCAATGTCTTGAGTGACATTGTTGAATCGGTCCACTACCAACTCTTTGGGTAATAGTAATGCAGCTGCAAAGCGATTCGCTTCCGCTTCATGAGATGCCTTAATATTGCTATTACCCATTTCACAATCATCACTACGGTATGCAGTATTGTCGCTAATACCAGTTCCCATAAGATGTCGATGTAAAATGAAGTGCCCTATTTCGTGAGCAATTGTAAAACGCTGACGATATGCACCATGCGTCTTGTTCACAGTAATCTCAAACTGATTATCATCTTTACGCTCGATTTTACCAGACATAGTATCTGGCAAGCGTTTTCTACTCAGTGTGATACCTAATTCAGAGCACAATTGGTCCAGGTCGACTGGTTGGTTCTTCATCGCTTCATTCACGATTTCAAAACTATTTTTAATCATGATGCCCCCTTCAAATCATCCTCAGGCCTTGGTGCTATGCTTTCTTCATCTGCGGCGCTATTGACCGCAGTCTTCAATTCAGCATAGTCACTAGGCATATCTAATAAAGCTTCCTCCATATACGCCCTAGCAATCTTTTCTAGCTTAGGAGTCAGCTCTTTTTTATATTCTTTGAAACATTCTTCGGTTGTTTTCTTCGCAATGAATTCGGCTCGATCCTTGAGATGCATAAAGCCAAATACGCCAAGAAGGGCAAAAACCACCCCAATTATTGTTAAAGCTACGGATGCAAAATCCAAACGCCCTAGTTGGTAGGCAATACTAACCGCATCAGCGTGAAGCGCAGTTGCCGTGGCAGATGAGCCCATAAGTTCTACACCTATCGCATCAGCTGACTCCACTGCTCTACTTGCTACTGTTGCAAGAGTGGAATCCCCTGAGTTTTCATCTATAGGATTAACTGTATTCACAGCCACTTTTGTAGCAGGGTCATTAACTACTTCTAAATCAACGGAGGCAGCAACAGCCTTAGATACAACTGGTACCGAAACCGGAAACCAATTTGTCCCGCCATGGTGGACAAACCAAAACCCTGCGATTGCCAGCGTTGATATTGTCCATATCCAATGCGCCAGTTTTAAACCTTTCTTTAACACTAAAAGCTATCCCTAAACACAACATGTAGTACTAAATCCATTCAAAAACACTACATATAGTGTTTTTTATCTTCCTTTAAAAACCAGAAAAACCGCACTAGTGGCGGCTTTTCTGGTGTTACGAATTCTTAATTTTCTATCGTGGTTCACTCAAATACACCCAGAAA